ACGAGATTCATGAGCGTCTCGTGGGCTCGGAGATGTGTATAAGAGACAGTATCATCCTCCCGTCATTGTTGAATTTCGGTAGGCGGTCGCGGTAGAGAATCAATCCGTATTCGCAGTTGCCGACGACTTTCATGTTGGCTTTGAGTACCTGCGCGGAGAAATCCTTGCGGAATACGAGCGGGATGTAGCGTTTCAGTCCATATCGTTGTCCGAGTTCGATATAATAGTGCATCTGCTCGAAAGGACAGAAAAGGATCATACAGGCCGCGCCTCCTTTCGATCTTCCCCCCCCCTCGGATTTCTCCTCTTTGATAGGCTTGTCCTTACGAAGCATTTGACTACAAAAGTGCATGAACTCCGCAGGCCGGAAATCCTTGTCGGTGTCGAAAAACTGCTTGCCTGCGAGTGCGCTCTCGCCGTTCTTATTGTCGCCATCAACATACCATGCCGGATTGCTGGCATAGGCATTCGCACCGAGGTTATACGGCACATCGGCGATGATAAGCTGCGCTTTGGGGATGCCGTATGCCTTGAAATTTTGAAAATGATCGTTGAATAATTCTATGTCTTTCATAGTGTATTTCCGTTAATTGGTAGCCATTGGTAGAGGCTCGGTTTGCGCTCTAAATCGCCGCGCCATTCGGCGGCATTATCGTAGTCGATGAGTTCGATGCTCCCATCCCGTTTGTCCCTGACAAGACGCGGCAGATTGCGAAATATCTCATCTATGGCGTCATCGGTGGCAAATCCCCATTTCGGGTCGGCCTGAATGTCGCGCCATTGCGTCAGAGAAGAAAGCCGATATTTCAGGTCGGCAACCTCTTCGACTTGCTTATCCAATGCCCGCTCGTATGCGGCAGCGGTCTGCGGGGCAATATCTTTCGCCTTGCCGATGTTGCGCCAATAGCGGCGAATCCAATTCCACATTGCATAGTAGAACTTATCCCGCATATCCCGCCGGAGCAAATCGGCCTGCGTGTCGTACTTGGCCTTGTGGAGGCATGGAGCGGACTTGATGCAGCGGAATGTGCCCGAATCGGTGATATACATCAGCCCTGCGAACTTCGGGCATTCAGCCTCGGAGATGATCCCTTCCGGACAGACATACCAAAAGTAGTTCGGTCGTCGATCGTCAATTGTTCCATCCGAGGCGGATAACCCTTGTAAGATGCGCATCTTATTCTGCTTATGGATTGCCTCATTCAGGAAATCCGAGTGGCTGATCTTGATCTCGCACTCGTACACGTATCCGGCTTTGGAGATTGCCAAATAATCGGATTCCCACGCATAGAAGATGAAGCCGACCATCTCGAAAGCGGGTTTTGTCAGAATTGGATGATTCCAATACAACGCCTGCTGGATGCTCTCCTCGGTGTGTTTCGGTTTGGTCGGGGTTCCTCCCCGTGTCCCTCGCATTCCCATATCGCTACATCATTTCGCGCCAGCCGGTGACTTTGGCGTGGGTTGAGTGTTCGATGAAGAATCCGCCCAATTCAGGCGCATAGAAATCGGTCTGAATCTCCCCGCTGGAACATTTTACGAGGACATTCTTATTCGCTTCGGGCATGAAGTCTTTCGGGTCGATCCAGCAGGTGTAGAATCCCTCCATTTCTTGCTCGGCGAGTTCGGCCGCATGGGTCATTGCCGCCCGGAGCTGCCATTTGGCGTGGTCGCTCATCTCTACTGTGAGATGAGCCATGCACCCGTCTATAAATTCTTTTGCTTTCTGACTTTTCATTCCTCGGTCATGTTTTGGACAAAAAGTAGTTTTGTCGCACATTTGTCGGGGTCTAATGCGCAGGCCCCCGTTTCATAGCATGCACATTCGCTGCAATACGCTTTAATCGCTTTCTCACGCATTCGCATCTCGGCATCCTGCTCGGCAAGTTCGATAGCGGTAGACACATCCCATCTTGACACGACCAACTCGCGCCCTCCGAATCTTTCAGCATACTCTTGTGCCGTACACGTGGCATGTGTAATGTATTCCTTTGCTTTTTCGCTTTTCATGGCTCAATCGTTTTCATCGTTATCGTCATCGGGATAGCTCACATCCTCATAGTTTACGCAGAAGTCGAAGCCCGGATCATCGTCGAATACGCCTTTGGTTTGGCATTCTTCGTATTTTCGGCAGTTGTAGCAATGACATTCGTTTATTTGTCTGTTGATTTTCATGGTTCTATTCTTTGCGTAATCGGATGATATATTCGGCATTCGCGCATCCTTTGTCGATCATCTGAATACCGAGGAGTTTATCGGTGGCGTAGGATCGTACCCATTCTTCGTCGCATGGGGCGAGTTGCTTACTGTCCTGCGTGTTCCCATACAGAGCGAAATGATCGTCTTCCTCGACAATGCGGCAGGGAAAGGATTTTGCTATCCGATTCATGAATCGGTTGATCTTTTGTACATGGGGAGGGATAGGAGCTTTGATAATGCGATTCCCGTCCTCGTCTTCCCGATAGCAGTTCGGGCAATAATGATGACTGCTTACCGAATGCCAATCCTCCTCGGATGCTTCTTCTTCCGCTGTGCTGCGGTCATACCATGCACTATTATCATTGCTATTGATGAGGGTATCTCCGCAACGGTCGCACGTAACGCCGTATAAAATTTGAGGTTCAATCATGATTGTTAGCTTTCTTTTGTTGGTAATTCCGTTAAAACTCCGATTTCTTTTACCGCTTCGAGGACTTGTAGAATATCCCGCATTGCCGAAAGCACGCGAGGGTCAATCCCCTCTACGGAACAATTTTTAATCACGTTTCTCTGAAAATGAATCAGAAAATCCATGTCGTGATCGATGATTGCGGTTACAATTTTATTTGCCATTGTTATGCTGCTATATTGTTTTTAATCAGTTGCGTGCAAAGTGCCTCGCAGAGAACCCGTGCCATATTGACCTCGACGGCATTGCCGATGAATTTCTTTTGATCGGCCTGCGTCCCGACGAGGACGTAATCGGATGGGAAGCCCATGATCCGCTTCAATTCGGGTATGCGGAGCATCCGCATCTTGATGTCGATGATGCCGTACAACGCCATGAAACGCTTGATTTTTGCCATCGCTGGACTGTCATCAGTGGTTACGGCGATTGTGGCTCCTTGCTGCTTCATTCGGCAGGTTACGAGCTGGTGCTTCGGGTTGGTCGTTACCGTCGGAGCGGGGGTTTCGATGCCGCAGGGCGTTCCGTTTCCGTACTGCATATCCACGAATGCGAGCCTGTCCCTTGTCGTCAGCGTCGGCGCGGGTGCGTCGATGGAGTGGTTATGCCCGTTGCCGTAATATGCCGTGATGAACGAGTGGTGATCCCATGTCGTTATCGTCCCCGCAGGTTCCTCGACCGATACGCATTTGCCCGCTGGACTGCCTCCGTAGTGCTTGGAGAGGAAATTTACCTGCGCGATGCCGAGCCGATTTTGAGTTGCGACGGTCGGGCAAGGCTCGTCGATGCTCGGAGCGTGATACTTTCCCGTGCTACTCATCGAGTTCCATTTCACCAAGAACGCCTCTTTGCCTCCGGCTACGAACTTTATCAGGCCCGCATAAATTCGTTCCAGCGTCGCATCGACGAGCGGTTTTTTACGTCCGAAAATACTCTTGCCCTCATCCGTGAAGTCCAGCACCTCGCGCACGGGCTTCCAGCGTTGCATCTGACCGAATAACCCCGTCGCGCCGTCCTTGCTGTGCGTCGGTTCGGGGAACACTATCGGGAGGCTCCCTTTGGCGAAGATGCCGAAAAATCGGCGGCGAGTGGTGTATGCTCCGTAATCGGCGAGTTGAGAATCCGATGCGCGAATCGATAGCCGTACCCGCAGACATTCGACACCCATTGCAGGTACAGTCGTCCTGCATCTTTGCTGATAGGCTTTCCGTTCTCGTCGAGGTCGCCCCACGACATGAACTCCTCGACGTTCTCGATCTGAATGTAGTCGGGGTTGATAGCCTCGATGTATCGAAAGAGATGCTCGGCCAACGTCCGGCTGTCGGAGTCGCGGGGCTGGCCTCCTTTGGCCTTACTGAAATTCGTACATTCGAGGCTGGCCCACAGGACGACGAACGCATCGGGATATTGCCGCCGCATTTCGGCGATATGAGCCGTCAGCGGGGAGAGTTCCAACATCCGAATATCCTCCGTGAAGTGCAGCGCGTCGGGATGATTGGCGGCATGAGAGGCAATCGCATTTGCATCATGGTTTACGCATCCGATGACCTTTGCACATTGCCGTCCCTCATATCGGGCGTTTTCAACGCCGGTAGAGGTTCCACCTGCTCCGCAAAATAAGTCGATGTATAGCAGTTTCATATCGCCTTATCTTTTGGTTTCGCATTCATTCCATCGACGCGCGATCTCTTCACCGAGTTTTGTAGCGTCGGGTAATGTCTCTTTGAAGTCGCGGTACAAATCACGGCTGAATAACTTTATTTGGCCGATAGGGATATTCCAGCCGCAGTCAGGGTCTTTGATGCAGAGATCAACCCGTCCGTGATTATCATCCGGTATGCAGAGTAGTTTTACCCGTTGGGTATCGAAACTACCCTCGACGAACTGAAATTTTGGTTTGATCTCCATGACTATTCCTCCTCGATTCCCTCTTCAATTTCAAACTGCGCCAATGCCTGTTGGCAGTCGAAGCAGAAAAAGTCATTGAGTTTATCATAGATTGATTCGGGGATTTCATCTTCTTCTTCAAAGTTCCCCTCGACGCACTCCGCGCCACCCTTTTCTGCGATATATCGTTCGGAGTAGGTTTTGCCGTTGATCGTTACATCGGTTTTCCAACCGTCAGCGGTGATTTCGATATTGATTTTATTCTTGTTCATAGTTGCATTGAATTATTGATTACTACATATCCTCTCCGTCCATGAATTTACCGAGGCCGAACCACACAAAGGATTTTTGCCAATGGCGTTTCCCGACATATTGGGTAATCGACCAGCGCGTAACGACCATGCGCGGGTAGGTGTCTGTCTTGGGGTCGTACCCCTTTCCGATCTTGATATACTCTTTCCCGTTGTCGCCGCGAAAGAGCATGAAAAACTGCGATTTCAGCGGGCTGTTGTCATCTACCCATGCGCAGATCAGGATGCGCCAGCCCCGAAAGATTTTTCTAATAGCTCCGATGTGAATCATAAGTTAGCGTATTTTACTTGCGTTACATTTTCGCAGCGCACCCACATCGGGTCGTCTGCATCAATTCCTGCGTCGTCGTAAAGGGCAAATAATCGTTCAGGGAAATTGCATGAGATTACTTTGTACCAATGTCCTCCGTATTCAGCCAACATCCCAGCGCAGAATCGTAATGAATCGAAATCTTGCTGTGTCATAGCCTATCATTTTACAATTTGAGTAGGGTTACAGCTGAAATTCCAGTCGGTTACGTCTGCACAGCAAGTGTGAATTTGCCCCATGTTCATCCCGCATTGGCTTTTCACGATCTGAATAGCCATCTGACGCGAACCTGCTTTGACTTCGAATGTTCCCTCGAAGACGAATTTCGCTCTGACTTTGTAGCTCCGACTTCTCGGATAGGTTTTTAATTTTACTTCTGTCCCCATTGCGTTGAATTTTGTGTTTTTGCGCTGTTTTCTGCGATATGCCGCATTATTTCGGATTCTCCGGCCATCTTATCACCATTGCCTGAAACTCGCGGCAAATCGCCTTAATTTCATTTATCCCGATAGGTCTCATTCTTGAAAATGATGACTTCGAGCATCTCGTTGAATCGGTCTGCGATGCGGTTGCCGTACTTCTCGCGGATTTGCGACTTTGTGAGGTTGGTCGTGATGAACGTGAAGAGCTGCAAATTGTAGCGGTATTCGAGCATATCGACAACCGGATTGAGGACGTTTCCATAGTCGAGAACCTCTATCGGTTCGCGCCCCATATCCTCGATAGCGATCATCGGCATATTGCGCAGGTCGCGGAATGCCTCGAAATCCTTTGCGAACATGACTACCTCCTTTGCATCAACGATCCGAATGCCGGCCCGTTTGCCCTCGAAATGCCCTATATTGTTAAGCCAATTCACCGCCGACTGAAAGGCATACAGGAGGGTTGTTTTGCCATTTCCGGGTACGCCGCAGAGCATTACCCCGAACTTGGCATCGTTGCGGATCAGGAATGCCGCCAGCCGTTCGATATTGGTTTTGGTCGCCTCGTCCTCGATGAACTTGCGGTGGCGATATTCGACCTCCGCCTGATATGCTGCCAGCAGAATATCCGTTGCCTGCTTCAAGCTCACCGACCACTTAAAATTTCCCCTCGTAGTCTTCCGGCCGAGTAGCAGTCGCTTCAGTCCCTCGACGTTTATCACATGATCTTTGTTGATTGATTCCATTGCGTTTGTTATCTTCTTTTTGCCACGTTGCCACCGCCGCGCGCCAATTTTTCATCTTGTTTTTGCCGACATACCATCCTTTGCTCTCGTAAAAGTTCACGAATCGCTCGGCGTCCACCGTATAACCCTTTTCCCTGATATAAGAATCTACCTCCTCAATAGAGGGCGGGGAAAAGCGTTTTTCGCTTTTTCCACTTTTCCCCTCTCTATTGTCTTTTATATTCTTATTATTCTTATCTTCTGTGCAGGGGTCGTTGCACCCGTCGTTGCAGGGGTCGTTGCTCACCCCGTTGCACCCCGTCGCGTTATTCTGCTGGTAATCATCATAATTAACTATCGCAATTATCGTTGCACGGGTAACGGGGTGTTTTGAGCGGCTTATCATCTGATCTGCTTCGAGTAGAGATAGAAATTTGAGGATGGTATGCTCGGATGGCCTACGTTTCACGCCGTCGTCATCCTTATACACCCACCTCTCTTGGAGGTAGTGGACGGATGCGATCAGTTGTCCCCGTTTGATGGTGACGAGGACTGACTTCACAAGGCGTTTGCTATCTTTCCATTCGGCGAGCATCAGCAGGTCGAGCCACCACTTCAAATAGCGGGGCCGTTCCCAAATCCAATGCTCCCGAATGGTTTGATATATTTTTATCCATCCTCCCATCATCTATTTCCCCACGAAAGCAAAGTAGATTTCAGCGAATTGTTCCCCGGCGTATTTCGCCAGCGCAGACGATTTGAAGCAAAGGCGAGACCCGATATACGCAGCCGAAGTCGAGGGCGCGTTACCCGAAGCCGCATACGCAAAACCGGCCGACGAGCCGTTAGACGCATGACCGCCGAACCGGACAACTTTCTTGCGTTCCTCCTTGTTCATCTTGGCGATCTCCTCCTTGGTGTAGAGCCAAAACCAAGGATAGTAGCGGTATTCGTCTTTGGTAAACTGCGGCGTCCATCCCTCGTTGAGAGCGGCGGTAATGATGCGGAGTTTGAGGTAGGCTACGAGATCGGAGCTAATATCCGAATCGTCTTCGAGGAATAGATGCCGTTTGTGGTATTCTTTTACGAGCGGATGGTTCTCGCCGAGTTCCTTGAATGCGTCATCAAAGGTCTTGATCCGCTCCATGATGTTCTTCGGGCGGAACATCTCCTTGCCGAAGAGATTTTCGAGCATCTTCTTGTTGTCGGCATTGCCGTTCTTGTAGGCATCGAGCAGATTGTTTTTCTCGATGTAAATGTTGTTTCCGTTCATTTTCAGTATATTTTTTAATTCGTCTTGCGTAAAACATTTCGCGCATTCCATGATGAAGTGCGACAGATGCGCTTTGTCGCACCAATAGCCGAGGCGGTTGCAGTCTGCGATATTCCTGACATCACGGTAAATCGTGAGTTCGACAAATATCTGTCCCTCTTCCTCCTTGCGGGTCTTGTCCTGCTTTACTATCAGCATTGCATTCGATTTTTTAATCACTCATATCGACATGGTGTACATTCTTGCATTGATCGCAGATATATACCACATCGTTACACCGATACAGGTATTTGGAATTATCGAACTCCCGCCGGATATGCCCGGCTTCCCTACATTTTTTTAGTTCGGAAGCATTAAAATCGAGTTGCCATCCGAGGTCGGTATATCCCTTTGGCAAGACGAATTTGTTTCCGTTAGGGTTTGGTATTTTTTTCATTCTCAATTTTCTTTAATCGTGGAATAATCCTTTTTGTCAGTCTTACGGCATTGATGAGCCGCGTATTTCCGCTGTCTATCTGCACGTTTTCGAGTATCTGCGGCAGGCAGCGGATCAGCGTTGAAACTATATCGTTCGGCACGGGTCGCATATCAGTAGGGCATTTTATCGAGATTGACCTCCAATCCTGCACGGGCGATATATGCCGGTTTTCCGGCGATTTGCCGTACTTCTTCGGCGAATCCTTTGGCATTGCTGTTGCCGTCGGAGAGATGCAGTAAAATCACCTCATTTGCCGCCGATAGGTCGGTCGTCCGCAAAATCTCTTTCGTCGTCTGCAATTCCATGTGCGAACCCAGCAGCCGTCCCCGCATGGCGGGAGGCATCCGCCCGCTGTCGATATTGCGCTGCAAGATTGCATCGGAGTAGTTCGCCTCGATCATGATGTGATTCAGGTTCGGCAGCCGGTATTCCAGCATCATCGTATCGGTGATGAAAAGCAGGCGTCCCATCTCCTGATGCTCGATGACGAACCCGACGCATGGCACATCGTGGACGACCGGCAGTACGAAGACCTTGAAGCCTCCCACTTTGTAGCCGTGCATCGGTTCGATTATCTTGCAGAATACGCGATTTCTCGGATTGGCGGCGTCGAATACATCGGCGAGAGCCAGTACGCGGATGCCGCAGGTGAGAAAGTCGTTCAACGACCTTGCATGATCTTCGTGTCGGTGAGATACGAGGCATCCTACCACCTTGCCGAGCTGCCAGCCGAGACCCTTTTTGATGTCGCGCATCGGTATTCCCGCCTCGACGATCAAAGTTTCATCGGCTGCTTCGAGGATGTAGCAGTTGCCCCGTGATGAACTCCCCAAACATTTCAAGATCATACTCTCGTGCCGTCAGATCAGTATTCAGGTGCAGGAGCGGGTGCGGCCTGCTCCGATCCGGTTTCCTTGACTTCCCCCGTTTCCGTATCGACCTCCTCGTATTCCGTTGCCGAGAGATCGACCGTCTGCGCTGCGGCATTATCGAGTGCGTCGTTGCGGTTGGACATGGCCTCATCCTCGACATCGTGAGCCATCGCGTTCTGCATCTCGACGGAGAGATAGCCGTATTTCGACAGCAGGCGGCGAATCACCGTTTTCAGAGCCATGTCGTTGAAGTTGCCCTCCCATCCGACTTTCTTGCCGATGATGCCGTCGTTGGCTTTGGCGATGAGCTGCGCGACGGTCGTCTCTTTCTTCACGGAGGGAGAATACCGCTTGGCGTAGGCGGCCATATCCTCGACGGTTACATAGAGCGTCTTGGAAAAGCCGTTGAGCAGCTCGAAATAGCAGAAGTAGCCGATGATCTTGTCGGAGGTCTTTTCGCCGTCGAAAGCGATCTCTCCCGTGAGCTTGTTCACCTTGCGGACTTCGCCCTCATAGACTACATCGGCATTGATCGTCCGGTACTGCCCCGTTCGCATGGCGAGCTGGATATAGCCCTTGTAGCCGGGGATGAACGTCGGCGTCGGAACTTTGATCCATTCCTCGCGTCCGGTCTGCTCGTTGGTTACTTTTACCGAGTTGTTGTAAACCACGATGTAGGCGAAACCGAGGGCCTTGTTCAGAGGTAGGCGGAGGGTTGCCGCGCGGAGTGCTTCGATGATGATTGCCGAGGGCTTGCAGGTCTGCAAGGATTTGTCGCCCGTATAGAGGTCGATGAGCGATGCGACGAACGTATCCTTGTGCTCGCCGAGGGCGTTCTTGAACTGCTCCTGTATTGACGGAGCATTGATTGTTGCTTTGAGCAGATCGACGGGGCGATCCTGCTTTGCGATTGCTTGATTCATTGTAAGGTTGATTTTGAATGTTAATTTTCTGCGAGTTTTTTAAGAGCGGCGAGTTTTGCACTGAGAGACACGACTTCTGCCATGTTGGGCCGTTCGATGAATGCGGCCATGCTTTCGATTAGCCTTTTGCCGCTTCCCATGATCGCTATACATTGGGCCGTCATGTCGCTGTCTTGCGGCTTCTCGTTTACGAGGAGGATGCAAGACCTCTCATTGCCCCCCCCCTCCTGCATCAGCGTTTCGATCTCTTTTACCATCTCCTCCACGCGGAGGATAAATGCGCTTTTCTGTTCTTCGGTTTTCATAATTGCGTTGAATTTTAAGTGAATGATTATTAGTCGAAAAGGCTCTTCGGTTGAGCCGGATTTCCGTTGTGCTTGATGACGAGCTTGTCGTCGAGCGATACGAACAGGCGGATAACCTGCGATTGTGTCGGATGCAGGGTATTGACGCTTTCCGAACCATCGGCGAAAATCGGGGCGGAAATGCCCTCGAAACGGCATATCGCGTTGATGATGTCGATACCCGCGTTGAATTGCCCTGCGGTATTGGCATCGGAGAACGGCACGCCGTTCACCATTGCTTCGCACGTTTCCACTTCACCTCCGTTGATCTGTGTCTCGAAGAGGCGGAACTTCACGAAGTCGAACAGCCCGTTGATCTTGCTTTCGATGGCCTCCGTGCGGGCTTTCGAGAAAGCTGCCATCGTGAACTCGATACCCTCCAACTGCGCGAGTTCTTCCGACTGCATCCGGAGAGACTTTTCGAGTTCGGCGATGCGCTGGTTATTCTTCTCGATCTGTTCGCGCTTCATCAGCCGCGATTTGAGCGCGTCGATTCCGACGGTAAGAGAATCGCGTCCCTCGCGTAAAAAATCATCCTCTGTGGCGGCTATGGGCTGCGAAACTTCCTTTTCGAGTTCTGCGATCTGTTCTCCGAGTGCTATATACTCGGTGTTGGCCGCGATGGTCGGGGTGGCGTCGGGTTCGATGAGTTTTGCCGTGAGGATGCCGCTCATTTCGATTTCGGAGATGATAGATACCTGCTCGGCGATCTTTTCCTCGATTTCGCTGATATATTGATTCACCTCCTCCATGCGGAGTTTGTTCTCCTTGCCGCGACGATTGTTCTCTTCGAGGTCGGCGGCATTCCGGCGATTGAAGTTCTCGGTAATCTCCTGCTGGCGGCTCTCGATCTCCTCGATCTCGAAACGGCGCTTGCAGGTCGGGCAAATAAACTCGTTCTCATCGAATACGAGCTTGCGGGCATTGATTGATTGCCATTGCTTGATAAGCTCGGCGCGGCGATCGGTGCATACCTCTACCTCTCGGCGGGCATTGGCGAGGTCGCGCTCGGCGGCGGCTTTGTCGCGCTTCGCCCGCTCCAAATCCTCGGCAGCGGCCCGCTGCTTGGCCTTGTCGGAACGGTAGAGGGCCTGTACTTCGTCCTTGATTTTGAGTTCGAGGGCCAGCCGTTCGTTTTTCAGGTCGCTGATTTTGCGCACCGTTGCAAGCCGTTCCTCATTCGCGGCGGCATAGGCTTTCGATGCGTCGTTAATCTGTTCCTCGACCTTTGCGAGTGCCTCTTGTTTTTGGCGGAGTTCTTCTTCGAGGGCCGCCCAATCCTCCGCCTCCGGCACATCGCGGCGGCGTTCGTCGATACGTTCGGGGATGGCCTCGATTTCGGTTTTCAGACGGCGTTTTTTCGCGGCGATCTCTTTCTTGTATTCCTCCATCGTCTTACCCGTGAGCGAGGCAAGGAGGGCCGCAAAATCGGCATTTCCGGCGGCTATCTCCTCGTCGGTGATACCTCCGGCCATACGGAAGAGCATCGACCGCTGCGTATCTACCGACTGCGATGTGAAGTAGAGGGGATTGGTGATGAACTTGAATACCTGTTCGGGACAGATGGCGGCGATCTTCTCGTTCCACTCCTTGACCGAGCAGGGTACGTTGTTGTAGAGGCGTTCCTCTTCATGTCCGACGAACTCCTCGACCGCCGAGCCGCGTTTCTTCGTCCATTTTTCATTGAACCGACGGCAGAGGGTTACGACCTCGCCATCGACCAGCAGGACGGCCGATACCTCGTGCGGGAGTTTCGGGATGATGTTTCCGGCCTCGTCGTAGGTCTTGATGCCGAACTGTTTTCTGTCCTCGCTGTTCTTGCCGAACAGGAGCCATGTGAACCCGTCGAAGATCGAAGTTTTGCCGATGCCGTTGCGCCCGTAAATCTCCGTGAGCGCAGGGTCGAACTCGACCGTCAGATCGCGCAGCCCCTTGAAATTGAGGAGCCGGATTTCTTTGATAATTACCGTTTTCATTTGCGTTGAATTGAATGTTTACTGAATACTCTCGATGTAATATTGAGCGACCCTTTTCCCCGTCGTCGTCTCAACCCTCGTTGCTTTGAACTTGATTTCGGGATGGCTTTTCCGCAGGTCGCTGATGCGCGATGCGAGTCTCATGCACCCGAAGAGCCGCAATGCTTCGAGACTCGTGATCCGGCTGCCGTTCAGCAAGTAGGCGAGTATGCGCTTGCATTGGCTTTCGGATTCCTGAATATTAGGGTTGTCGTTCATATCTCTGCTATTTATGCGTTACGGCGTAGGTCGTGCCCCTGCTGCGGATTTCATCGTCGGTCGGGACGCGGGATTGAAGCTGCCATGCTTCGATCTCCTTTTTCCTGAAATAGATTTTGTTGCCCTGCTTGTAGTGCGGAATCTTCTTTGCACTCGTCAAATGCCGCACGCGGCTTTCGGATATGCCGAGCAACAGGGCGATCTCCGAGGTATTGAGCACCTCTTTCGAACCGAGAAGTAGAAGCCGCTCGATACGTTCCAATCTTTCCTCTACTCCCATGTGTCGTCCTCCTCCTGCATCGTTTTCGACATTTCGGGAATCAGCCCGCGAGCGTCCCAATAGTCGCACATCCGAAAGATGATATACCAAGCCCCGAATCCGATGATCTTCGGGATTATCAGGGCGAGCAGCCATGCTCCGAACGGCTGGTCGTCTATGGGGACGGAGAATGTCCCGATAACGGCGATCATACCGACGACCATCAGAACGTAGTATCGCCAATTCAACAGAGCTTTCATATTTCATTGGATTGCACCTCCGATTTTGGGAAGAGGCCGTTTATATTCAGGTTGTAGCGACGGGCTATGATACTCTGCGTCAGCTCGTCGGGGACTTGCCGACCGCAGAGCCACATCTTGACCGTATTCTCGGAACGATGCGTGAGCGCAGCGATCTCGGCGATGAAATTCTGCGCGGGCGTCGGCTTCTTTTTCTGCTCCGCATAGAGGTCGAAAAATGATTTTTTCTCTGTTCTGCTCATATTTCGTCGATAATTATTCACTTGTTAGGTACTATTTTTATATATTTGCACCCGACGGATTTTATTGATGCGTCAATATCTTCCCGTATTGCAAGGGCAAAGATAAATACTTTTGTTTGGATAACCAACATATTTCTTTGTTTTCTGCAAAGAAAAATATTTGGCATAGATTGGGATTTGCGTTTGAATAAGAATAACATTGTGATATACAAACATATATGACAGGACAGAAGATAAAGGACATACTTCGCTCGGAGGGCATCACAATTGCGGATGTTGCGCGGATGCTCGGACATAATGGGGATCAACGTCTGCATAGTGCCCTGAAATCCGAGGATGTCAAAAGTGGGTTGATCGAGGATATTGCCCGTGTTACCAACAAAAGTGTTTGTTATTTCTATGAGGGTAGCGGGAATACGGTAGCGACGGATCACGGTATCGCGGTATCGGGTGATTCGAATCAGATCAATGCGCTGTCGGAGAAATTCATCGCCCTGCTCGAAAAAAAGGACGAGCAGATGGATCGGCTCATCGGGATTATAGAAAAGAATAATAAATAGAGGTCGGATATATGAAAACAGAAGAGATAAAGGAGTTGTTCGAGCAGTTCGAATCTATCGCCAATGAGTATGAGGGGATCGAATGTTGGAGTGCGCGAGAACTTTGCGGGCTTCTCGGCTATTCGAAGTGGGAAAAATTCTACAATGTAATCGAAAAGGCGCGGGATGCGTGTGTAAACGCAGGAGAGCATGTCGAGGATCATTTTCCCCGCGTCGGGAAAATGATCGAACTTGCCAAAGGTGCGCAGCGCGAGATTGATGATTATATGCTGACCCGCTATGCCTGCTACCTGATTGCGCAGAACGGCGATCCCCGCAAGCCGCAGATCGCATTTGCACAAAACTATTTCGCTGTGCAGACCCGTAGAGCGGAGTTGGTGCAGCAGAGAATCCTCGATTACGAACGGGTGCAGGCTCGCGCGAAGCTGGCAGAAACCGAAAAACGACTGTCAGGCGTCCTGTATGAGCGCGGCGTCGATAGCCGGGGTTTTGCGATTATCCGGTCGAAAGGGGATAGGGCTTTGTTCCATCTTGATACAGCATTGGTAAAGCGCAAACTCGGTGCACCCGATTCCCGTCCGCTGGCCGACTTTCTGCCGACGATCGGTATCAAAGCGAAAGATTTTGCCGCCGAAATGACCTCTGTAAATGCCGAGCAGAAGAATTTGCACGGACAGATGGCGATAGAAAAGGAGCATGTCGATAACAACGTCGCCGTCCGCAATATGCTTTTGAGCCGGGGTATCGTCCCCGAACAGCTCCCTGCGGGCGAAGATGTGAAGAAAGTCGAACGACGGCTTAAATCGGAGGAAAAGACGCTAATCAAGGGGAAGAAGAAATGAGCCGCAGACGGGTTTACAGCGACAATACGTTGGCTATTATGGAGCGGTTTTTCACGGCGTTCGACATTGCCGTACAGAATCGGCTGATAAAGAGTATCGCCGAATATTGCCGGGATAATTCGATAGCTCCGCCTCATTTCTATACGCAGCGTAAAGACCGCAATCGTGGCTATTTCGAGGTCGGATGGCTCGTTCCGCTGGTTCGGGATTGCGGCATATCCGCGACATGGCTCCTGACCGGACGGGGCATGATGTTCCAGCAATAGAAAAAGGCATCGAAACCGATGCCTTTCTTCGTTAGAATATGTCGGGTATCTTGGCGACCGCCGCCTGCTTGTTCTTGTCGAGCACCTTTGCGTAAATCTGCGTGGTCGATAGCTCCCGATGTCCGAGTAGCTTGCTGACCGTATAAATATCGGTTCCGAGGTCGAGCATCATCACCGCGAACGTGTGGCGGCCGCAATGGAAGGTTATATCCTTATGGATTCCGGCCCGCAATACCCACCTTTTGATCGTTTCGTTGGTGCAACTCGGAGAGTGGATGTCGGGGAAGATATGCTCGGCGTCCTTGCCGCGCTCGCCCATGAGTTCGGCGGCCTGCGGCGGGATGTCGAGATATTCCTGTCCGCTGGTCTTCTTCTGTTTGAAGATAATCCGAGTGAACTCTCCCTGCTGATGCACATCGCCCCATGTCAGACGGATCACGTCGGAGCGGCGCAGTCCCGTCAGGCAGGAGAACAGGAACGCCCGCTTGATGGCCGGATATTCGCATTCTGTTTGAGCGAGCCGCTGCACCTCTTCGATGGTCAGGTACATGCGTGTTCCCTCTTCGGCCTTGAAACCCTCGACGCCCCTCATGGGGTTGATAGGTATGATGCGATCCTCGTATGCTTGATTCAGGCAGGCCCGCAGTTTATTGAAGTAGCTGACCCGTGAATTGCGGGACAGCGGATGATCCTTGATGCGATCCCGCTCGTCGCAGCTCCACGCACACGCATCTTTCTCTAAATAGTCCCGAAATCCCTGCACCCATTCCTGCGTGATCTGCGAGAATCTGATCCGCTCGTTCGGCTCGTATTTTTGGAGGTGTTTCAGGCATGATTTCCAATTCCCCCAATTTCCGGTACTCTCCGCTCCGAGCCGCCGGGCGCACATCGCACGGTAGTAGTCGAAGAAGAGGGTGTCGGAGGCATATGCCGACTTGAAGCCATGCTCGCCGTTCTGCACCTCGACGATGCGCCGTGCCTTGATCGAGTTGGCGAGTTGGAGGGTTTGCCGGTTCGCCTCCCTGTCGGCTTTTGTCTTTTCGGGAATGAGGTACAGTTTCAGAAATTCGTATTCCCGCTTTCCGTTCAGGTAGATGTCGAGGTAGAGGCTGACGTTCCCGTTCGTCAGCTTCTTGCGCCTGATCCGGATCGGTTCTTTGATCTCCGCCATATCCTTTTGCGTTGAATGATTTTTGTTACTTCTGTTACTCATTTTGGCCGAGTAACAGAATAGCAACACAAAAGTAACAAATTATTTGCATCCGTACAGCAAAGAGATGAGAAAATTTTGTTTGGCAGATAAAACTGTAAATAGCTTTGTTATTGCTGTTTATATGCCGATGATGTGCTGGCGAAATGGCGTTTTGGTTAATTGGAAAAATGACGACCTATTTTCCGATGCAAAATCTATTACTTCTTTCTAAAATAGGTTGTAACTCACTATGATATATTGGCTTATTTGTAACCAATAAACGCCACTTCGGAGGCCGGGTAACAGACGGGTAACAGAATCGAATGAAAAACCCTCTCAACGCCCGATCTATCGGTCTGTCGAGAGGGGTATTCAACGCAACTGATACGGGGCTATCAGTACCGCAAAGATAATGAATTATTTGGATTTCTATTGCTTGGTGTAGATTATCGCATTCTCGGCCTCGGTCAAGCCATAATCCCACATTTTGAAAGAGGAGGCGTCGATGACCTTGATGTTGCGCTGATCTTCGCTGTTTACTACTTCGCCGTCCGTTCCGTATTCAAAGAATGAGATCGTCGGGATTGCTCCCTCATATTTTACGTCGATTGAGTAATAGCAGGTCGATGAGCCGCTGATCTCTTCAAATCGGGTGTCGGTTATGACGGCGGTTCCGTATGCTGTAAAATCCGGGAAAAGGATTACCGTCGGCTTGATCTCTTCCGGCTCGGAATAGGGCTGAAAGACGATGGTTTCCGTATAGGAACCGGCGGATGATAACTTATCCTCATGGAACCCGATATATCTGCCGTTCAAAGTCTGCCAAATCTGTTTGACGGTTTCGTCCATCTCCGGCTTTGGGGTATCGTCTTTGGAGCAAGCTGCGATGCAAAGGGATAGGAATAGAATAGATAAGAGTTTTTTCATAATATGATGGTTTTATGCTTTCAGAAAATAAACGGGAATAATCGGGAGCAGGGCTTTGTCCTCCTCGCTCATGCGGTCGTAATAGCGAATCCATAGGTCGATGAACTCGTCGATGTCGATCAGACGCAGGCAACGATGCCCGTTGCGGGCTTCTTTCTTGGATTCGCTGGTGAATGTCCCCGATGTAACCAGCAGGCCGACCTCGCCCTCTTTCACGAGAACCCCCAGCAGACTGCGGACGACATCGACGGAGATTGCAGAGGTCGGATAATGCTTGACCTGTACTTTCAACTGCGGGGCGGTCGTGCCGAGCGGGTCTCGGTAGGCGATAATATCAACGCCGCCATCCTTGCCTTTCGGGGCGATGAATGGCGTATAGTAGCCCATTGCCCGCAACAGGGCGGCGACCAAATCCTGAAACTCGTAAGGGTTCTTTTTGATGATATACTCCCGAATGCCTTTCGATGCCTGACCTTGCAACATATCCAAATCATCGGGCTGATCCGCATTCTCCTCGATGACCGATACCGCGTGCTCTTTCTGTATCTTGGAAAACTTGCCGTGAAAATCGGCGAAGAACTCTCCGGCTCCGGCGGCAAGAGCTTTCGCACCCTCTTCCGTCAGATGCCAAATCCCGCTCTTTTTGACGAGATACCCGACCTTGCCTACCTCTATCGAATAGAAGTTGAGATACGCTTTCCAGCGGATGACGCCGCTCTTGGTTTCCTCTTTCTCATAATCGGTCAGCGGGAACGATGATGCGAGGGTTGCGTATATATCCGAAATCCTCATTTCGCCGCCGTTGGCCTCGATTGCTTTCATGGCGGCAAATACGATCTCCGCCTGCCTTGTTGGTTTCTTTTCGCTCATGCTATCCGTAAATCAAACATTCGCTGCTGTTTCCGGATATGCACACAAAAAGCGTGGGCGTTCCTGTCGGTTTAGAGGTATCGCCAAACACCTACGGACTAACAAGGAAATGCCCACGCATAACGCAGGCATTTACCATTGTTTTTTAAGTCCGTTGTGAAATTGGCGATTTCCTAAACCTTAAAAACAATAGCAAACGCTATAATATCAAAACTTTTTCAAAGGTACAAAAAGTTTCTGAAATTTGGAGCTATTATTATAATCGGCTGTATTGTTCGCCTTTGCGCCCTCAAATAAACCTCCGAATCAAGGGAAAAATCTTTTTACGGAGCAGTACGAGAATGATGATAATTGCCACCCAAAAACCGCGTATTTGCGTCTGTTGCCACCATGTCAATTTGCGCTCTACCTCGACGATCTTTTCAACCTCGACCTCCCGATCCCGATAAACGATGCTGTCCCGATATTCTATCGGCCGCTGCGTCGGTATTTCCCGATCGTCCGTCTTGTTTTCGAGCGAGTGGGATAGCGACCCGTCGGGGTTGATCCTTGCGTCCGATACCGCTGCCGAGGTTTCGAGGTGGCTCGAATCTTGGCGGACGGTCTGCTCGGTTCGCTCGGCCGGCAGTTGCACCCGTACCGTGTCGGGAATCCATATTGTGCGATGCCTGATCTCGACATGCAGGCTATCCCGCATTCCGGTCGAGGTCGTCAGATGTTTGCACGGGCAGCAGGCCGACAGCAAACCGATGATAAGGCACAAAATCAGCGTTCTCATACGATTTCGATTTGGATTGGTTCGCCCCGGTCGGAGGCCGTTTTGAGCATGTCATAGACCCGTCGGAATGTCGCCGTCGAGTTCAGCACCTTGCCGACCTCCTTGTTTTCGCCGACCAATATGCACCCCGCGCTATCCTCGGCGGTATTGCCGATATGGATCAGGATGCCGTCGAACTCCGGCACATTGAGCAGCCGAGGCAGGTAGCCGTCGCAGAATTTGTACTGCGCTCGATCCTTATACTTCGGAGATTGGATTTTCAGCGTGATGTCGTATGTCCCATAGGGGATAGCGGTTTCGGCATACACTTTCTTTTCGCCATTGTCGAACTGTCCGTTTTTGTTCAGGTCTCGCACGGCATCTTCGATGGTGTCGCAGACCTTTTGCCCGTCGATGTAGAGCCAGCCGATGGTATAGGTCGGCTTCAATGCGATGCGTTTCAAAAGTAGTTTCATAGCCACGCGAAAATTTGAATGATGAAACCTCCGGCCATTGTATAGGCCAAGTCAAGCCAATCCCATCCTTTGTAGCGGTATTGGTCGAAAGCCTCTTTTGCCACCCCTGCGATGGCGGCGAATAAGACGCATATTTCAGCCGTATAGGGAATGACAAGGGCGAAAAAGGCCGCGATTACCGCACCCGCAATGAGGTGCAGGAGTTTGTCGGATGGAATACTCCCCAGCCATTTCAAGATGGCGGTCAGAATCTTTTTGATAGTTTCCATGATGTTGTGATGTTAGTTGGATAATAGGGTTGCTACCTGAATACCGCACTTGCGAATAGCCTTGCCGACAGCGGAGGCGTCCATCTGTTTTTGTCCGCAAAATGATATGCCGATTGCTCCGAGCGGCTTTTCTCCTGCATATAGGGCGAGAATGGCGACCTCGTTCACATTATTCGACTTGAACTTGAAATACATTCGTTCGTCGATCTCCTTGATCGTTTCGATAGCTCCCCAATAAAATCCGTCGTCAAAGACTTTCCCGATAAAAGGGTATTTCGATAGATGAAAATCGGTATATTCGTCATCGACGTTATTAATGCTGTCGGCGACCTCTTCGATTCGCATATCGCCGTATAGGAACGGTAATCCTGATGATAGGTTTTTGCTCCCATTATGCAGCTCTATGAGCCATGTACGGTCGGCATCGAGCGCATATAAGAGTTTGCGCAGCATCAGACGAATATCCGCATCTACCTGAATGCGCTTGGATACCGATTCATCATGTTGCTCTGCTTGGATTGATTCGACTTTATCCAGCACATAGCACGGATTGGTGATAGTGAGGATTACAAATCCCGTGAGGAGTAAAAGCAGGAGCACCCGCAGAAAACGGAAAAATCCGTACTTCTCCTCCATTTTGAGTAGCTTTTCAAGCCACCCGATTCCTTTTTCAATCTTCTGTTCCATAGTGGATTTAATTTTCAACAAAGGTAATAAATAGTATCTAATAGGTACTATTTTGAATGGGAAAATTATTATTTGGTTCTGACGGCACTTGTGATTACGGGTAGGTATTCTATAATGAAGAGCTGTATTATCCTTGTGATATTTTCAGAGTAGTTCCGTCTCTCCAAACCTGTCCATAAACTTTTGGGTCGGAAGTAGGAATACCGTCCATTAAAATCTTCAAAATTGGATAACCATTTGTATTTGTATTTTTTACTCCTACTATAAAATTAACCACCCTTGCATTACGTTGGCCTCTTACCCATAAATTAGCATTATCTGAATTAAACTCAGATAAATAACTTAATCCATCAGGGAAGTCTCTATTTAATGATATGGCATTAGATGATATGGCGGCATATTTATTGGCTGCGCCTCCTTCTCTCGGCATTATATTAATGAAAGATCCGTTTGCGTCGGAGGACCAAAAAGCTATTAGTGTATCATTATAATACATTTCGATACGCCGGGAATTGGGATTCAATACTATTCTTGAACGATCTTTATTCGTTTCGATACGAGCACCAATAATATTAAATGCGCCTGAATCACCTATATTCCATTCGAATGCTTTATTGGCATCTCCTGCTCGAAACTGATTCTTGATTAGGTGCCAAAAAGATTGACCGTCGGATGATACAATTTTATCGGTCGTGATGCGGCCGGGCAGAATCTCCGAAAACCCATAGAGCGAAACATAGCTCCGTTCGCCGTCATATTCGCTATTCAGAATACCTACCAGCAGATGATAATACCCTGCAACATCATTCATCTTGATCGCTCGATCAGAGAGCAGGAAATCGCTTTTTGCGGTGGTGTCCGTGCGGCTGACCTTGGCATATAGATAATACTTCTTTTCGCCATTGTCGAGGTATGGTGAAAGGTATTCGCTCATCTCCCAAACCTTGTACTCCGAATCGGCATGAGAGGATGAAATCGTTCCGATGCCGAGCGTCATGTGCTGGATGAATCCGTGCGGGATATGCAACTGCTTTGCCGCATTGTCGTAGGTGATACCGTCGTTTACCGCCGTGAGGTCGGTTTTGCTGGCGACGAACCGGAATTGCAGGCTCTCATCCCCGACGAGCATCATCATCGTCTGCACGGTCAGCGGATTGATGGAGTTCGTGAAGTTGTCGAGCATTGAATCCTCCAACATCGCCATTGTTTCCCTGACATCGCGGAACCGACGCTTGGTATAGCTTACGGCGTTGCGGATGCTGTTATCTGTCGCCACCTCATTTTGCCCGATCTCCCGAAGCTGTGAAGATACGCTCTTGCCCGAAACCGAGTTTGAGATTTCGAGAACAGGGGCATACGGTGAGGTGAGGTATTCCTTGATACCCGTGATGCGGATTGCTATGCCATCGGGAACGAACTGCTCATCGGTGAACAGAACATATCCCCCGACTTTCAGCCGACCACCCACGCGGAGCCAATTCTTTTTCGCCCATAGTCCTTGCAGAGTGCCGGTAAAGGTGAATTTCGGGTCTTCGTTCTCATAGAGCTTACGGGCCGCTTCACGGAACATATCCCATGATGCCCCTGTCTTATCCGTATTGTTGCAGATATAGGCATCCGGCAGCATGATCCCGAAAATGGCGTAAGTGTCGCCGACGGCGGGCTTGAATGTTTCGTTCGGCATCGTAACCCCGTCGATCTCCTGCGGTACGAGTTCAAAGCGGCGTTCCGAGTGGTTGTATTTGAACTCGAACTGCTTATCGTCGCCCGCGAGCATTCCCTTTTGGAAACTGATCGTCGCCGTCTCGCCCTCAATGATATAGTCGTTGAAATTCAGCTCTGCGGGGATGGAGTTGTCGATGATGTCGTAGAAATTCTTCCCGACATCCATCGTTTCTACCTTTGATACCGTCCCCTCGCGGGATGGGTATATTTCGGAGCAATCAAGGCTGTCCTCCTTGACTGCATCGGAAATCTTGTCGATGCGCTCGATGGAATACCCCTCCGCATCAGATTGATAGGTGCGGCCCTCGTAAACGAGCGTCTGCGACTTCGGCAACAGCAATTCCGCCGAGCCGTATTTCGAGCGGTCGATATTGCGGTCTCCGCCCTGAACATAAAGCCGCTTGATCGGCAACTCATCGCTCTGCGTGGTGCGTCCGACACCCGGCTCGAAACCGTTCCCCTTGCCGTATGCGAGCGGCAGGGGATCATCCTTGAAATACTCGACTTTATGCAGCGAGATCGTATAGTCGTTGATTTCCCATTCGGTCTCGAATTTGTTTGCGACATCCTGCAATGCAGCATCGACGTAGGTGTGATTGAACTCGACCGTCTGCTCCGCCGCATCGAGGCATTCGCCGACTTTCCAAACTCCGGCCCCGTCGCGCTGGTTGAGATTCCAGACGATAGCTTCGACGAGTTCGTGGGGCTTGGCGCACATCGACCATTTGAGGCGTTTATCGACGGGATTACGCATCTTATACAGGCTCATGTTGTCCTCCAATGTTCCGAGGGTGAGCGTGTATTCGATATTGCGGGTTCCGTTTTTCTTGATGTTTTCCGGCGATCCGAGTTTGTATTTCACGCCTTGATACTCGCACCATGCCCCGACCGGAATTTCGACAAATTCCGATAGGGAGAATTTCAGGACGAGTTGCGGCTTGGACATGAGGGAGCGATAGCGGTAGCTGCTATCGCTCTCCTGTACGTCCAACGTCGTGTTGTTGAAATGCAGGGTCAGCATGATCTGATTTTATTCGATGTTCAGCTCGGCGCAGTCTGCGTCGATTTGGGCTTTCAACGTGGCTCTCGCTGCGAGAAAGTCCTTGTATGAGGCGATCTTCGCCTTTGCCTCGTCGCTCGACTTGGAGCCGCCATATACGCCGAGATTGGCGGCGTTGTACTCATTGATGAGCTTCTGCTCGTAGTTGGCATCCCACATTGCACGGATGGCGGCTTCCGTGATTTTGTTACTCGTAACGGTCGCCCATACAACTACCTCATAGCAGGAATACTGCTTGCGCGGAGTTTCGGCGATGGGTTTCTCGTTCCCCTCGGCAATGATCTGATGTTGCGGGGCGTCCTCTTCCTGAATATCCCAACGGTAGATGTAGCTTCCGTTGCCTACGGCCTCGAATTTAGACGGCCTTGCATCGTAATACGAACGTGTCATAGAATTGCGATTTAATGATGGTTTTTAACAAATGTTTTGAATTGGAGACTTTCGCCCATCCGTACCAACTGCATAGCTTCTGTTTGTAGTCTCTCGCGCTGATATTGAGTTTCTTATTCAGACGCGCGGCCATGCGGCAGAAATTCTGCTTGATGGATTTGCGCATGAGCGTTTGGTTGTGGTAGAATACGAACCCGACGAAATCGAGGCCGCGCCCGTGCTTGTCCGCCCGGTTCTCGGCAATCGGAAATATCTGCTCATTGCCTTTCAACGTCAATTTCAAGGCTGCGAGATACTTCTTGATGTCGGCCAGCAGGATGTGCAGCTCCTCTTTCGTGGAGGCGAGAAATACCATGTCGTCGGCATATCGGAAATAGTATCGCACCCGCTTCTCCTCCTTGATCCAATGATCGAAGTAGGCGAGCATCAGGTTTGCGAAGTATTGGCTCAAATAGTTGCCGATAGGCACGCCGTCGGTGCTGTCGATGATCGTATCGAGCAGGGCGAGCGTATCCTTGCATTTGATTTTGCGGCGGATGATGGTTTTCAATACGTCGTGGTCTATCGACGGGTAGAACTTCCGGATGTCGATTTTGAGGCAATATCGGGCGTTTTCCCGGTCTTTGATGGCCCGCTTGACATTCCGCATCGCTCCGTGAATCCCGCGGCCCTTGATGCAGCTATATGTGTCTTTTGTGAAGACCGAAACCCATATCGGTTCGAGGATATTCATGATTGCATGGTGCAGAATGCGGTCGGGGTAATACGGCAATCGAAATATGATCCTCTCTTTCGGCTCATAGATCGTGAACGTGCTGTATTCGGAGTTCTTGAATGTATGATTTTTCAGCGTTTCATGCAGGGCAAGGATATTCGCTTCACGGTTTTTGTCGTGAAGCAAGACGCCATACGAGCGGAGTTTCCCGCGCCTTGCCTTTTCATCGGCGAGGCGGAGGTTATCCAGCGATATGATCTTTTCGTATAAGTTTCCTATACGCTTCATTTCGACGCTTTGCTTTTCATATTCGGGGCGTTCGGCAGTTCGGGATGCCCGAAACCGCCTACTAACTCCTTTTTGAGGTGATATTTTTTGCCGAGAGGCAGGGTCGTTGCTCTCAAAATTTATGTTTTTACCTTTCTGAAAATCATTGGCGAGACCTGATATTCGCATTCGTATTCGAGGGCGTGTTATTCGAATTCGCATACGCAAAACCGGCATTCGAGCTGTTATTCGCATTACCGCTGAACAGGACACCGCAAGAGCAACCAACCTTTATACATTACTCCAAATAGTACCGCGTTCCCGATGCCCGCATCGTTACCCGTCGCGGGAATTTGTCCATTTCCCGAATCTTGGCGAGGACATATTTGATTTCCCGCGAATTGGTGAAGAACTTGCGTGCATCGCGGTCGTGATCGTCCCGATTCATCTTGATCTTGACGAGCGTCCGATTCTCTCCGAACTTCGTTTTCACTCCCTCGATGTAGTCGCAGACCCAAAAGGTGAGGTTTATCAACTTCTGCTGCGTCGTTTCGGGGCAGTTAAAATGCTTGTTGGTTTCGTCGGCGGGGATTTTCAGGAAATCCAGCGAACCGTCATCTTCCATCGGATTATGGTTATTCTCCATTGTCGTATCGTTTAATTATTGGCCGAGCGTGTTTTCTGTGGCGTTATCCGTTATGCGGGGATAAAGCAAAGGCGAGACCCGACATGCGCAGCCGTATACGAGGGCGCGTAATACGAATGCGCAAACGCAAAACCGGCAGCCGAGCCGTTAGTCGCATAACCGCCGAACAGGACACCGCGCAATGCTTCGGCCGTCGGGATGTTGGTATAGTGGTAGTCGCAGAAATAGGTCGAAGAACCGCCTCCTACGACGGAGGGCATGATCTCTCCTCCCTCGCCGAAAATCACCTCTTTGACATATCCCTCTGCGCGGGCCTCGTTGCCTACATGGGCGTAGCCGTCGTAACCGCTATCCGAGAATTTGGCCGGATCGGTGCAGACGAATACCTTGCTCAACCCGTCGCCGCCATTCTCCTCGGTCGGGCTGATCCGGATGTTGATGCCGTCCGTCCATTGCCAAACATGACCGAAAGGATTCTCGACACCCCGATAGCGCGGAACCATGACCGTGCATCGGGTCGATCCGTCCTCATTGATGACGGGGTATGCTACCTCGCCCGTGCCGTTTCCGAGTTCGTCGGTATGGCCGCACGGCACGAACGGATAATAGCCGTTGAATCCGCTCCAATCGGACATGTTCGTTACACCTGCTCCGAGGCCGCCTTGTGCATAGCCGTTGCTGTCCTTTTCCGCATTGAACGTCGCCTGCGAGTTGAGCGTGGCATATTCGATGACGAAGAGCCAATACAGTTCTTTTTGGATGTCGTAGGTCATGCAGTTCCATTCCGTCGAACCGGACTTGCGTTTGCGGGCGTAATTGCGGAAATTGGTACGGGAGATACCCGTCGCCGGGCGTCCGAGGAACGTGCGATAGGTTCCGTCATACGCCGTATTGTTGTTGCCGCCTCGGTAGTCGGCATCCATATTCACGACCGAGCAGAGGGTCGTCGTGCTGCGCTGTATGGTAGCCTGATACGCCGAAACGTATCTATTCCCTGGGACGAGACGATAGCCGGGGAGAGGGTACTCGCTGATGCGTACCCGCCGCTTCGTGCCGTCAGTCTCGAATTTGCGGTAGTGCATGGGAAGTTCGACCATGACCTGACCCCGCGAGCCGTCGCGCGTCTGTCCCGTCCAATTTGCCGGATTGAGATATTCCACGACCTCGCCGTCGTCGTTGAGCAGGCAGCCTTTCATCCGGTTGTGGATCGGCAGGCTCTTGTGCAGGGAGAGATTGCCGATACGGGTGCAGGCAGGCGAGGATACAGCGGTGTCGAACTCGATGCCGTAGCTGCATTCCTCCTCCATGTAAGGCAGGAGCGTTGCGAGCGCGGCCTTTTTGCTCTCGCCGTCCTCCAATACCTCGCAAATGAGGTTGAACGGGTTGGTTCCCGATACATCGGGCAAGTCGCTCAATCGCTTGCCATTCTGAAAAGCCTCGATAATCTGTTCGAGGATTGCTTCTTGTTCTGCTGTCATAGCTATTTGTCGTTTAAGAATTTGAAAACCGTTTTTCCTTTCGATGCGATGAACATCACCGACGATGCGGTATTCAGCCGCATTTTCTTTTGCCTACGGGATGTCGCCCATTGGCGCAGCCGCCGCGATAGGGAGATGAAAACCGAGACGATCATACCTTTTCGACGTAAGTCCCAGCTCCCCAATAGAGGTCGTGAGTGTTGAGAAAATCCGCATTCGGTGCGATGGCCTTGATCGCCATCGGCGACCAATCGTTGAGCACTACCGGAGCGTCGGAAAATTCGTCGTCCTGATAGCATTTCACGCTCAATACGGCGTCCACGGTGGAGCTGCTGTATTTGGGCCTGATGTAGATCGAGAACAGCGCGTCATTCGGCAGGCTGAAACCGTCTGCGAGGTTCTCGATCTTGCCATGCGAGAGGATGCGCCCGCCATTCATAAATTCGCTGATGTAACCTTGTCTTGCCATAGCTTGATGTTGTTTTTAATTGAACCTGAAATTACCGTTTGCCGTGAGGCGGATCGACGAGAGTGTTACCAACCTGACCGTAGGCTTCGAGACCTTGATCTGAATCGTCTTGTAGAGGGCTACGTTGCAGGTCGGGATGACATGGATGATGCTGGTTCCGGCGGCAAGGATCGTAATGCGTCCGTCGGGAGTTACCGATACGGCCTTATCGTCGCCGAGGAACAATACATTCGGCTTGACGCTGGCCGGAGTGAGTGTGGCGCGGATGAAATTCTCCGCCATATTGCCGACCAGCAGGCGCGAGGGGTATTCTACCGTCATTGCAGTCGGCACAAGATTCAGCGGTTCCAATTCCGCAGCGGCGGCGATCACCTCCTCGCAATCCTCTTTCGCCTCAATCGCGGCGGCGGTGGCATTGCTGGCGTTCGTGGTTGCGGTATTGGCGGCGGTCGTAGCTTCTTGTGCTTTTTGCGCGGCATTGATGGCCGATTGGGCACTCTTCGATGCTGCATCGGTGACATCGGTGGCATCTTTTGTCGCCGCTTTCATCCCCTCGACGACCGACTGGATATATTCGAGCGACACCTTGACGCTCTTGTTGAATATATCGACACCGATAGTCCACAGCCCTTTGAATGAGGTGCATTCGGGGAGTTCCGATATTTTCTTCTTTATCATATCCTTGTAGAGTTAAATTCTAAATACAATGAGGCCCTCTTCCGGCTCGGTTATCACTACCTCCTTATCCTCGGTCGCCAATACGCAGTAATTACCGTCGGGCCGCGAATCGGGAAAGGTCAGGGTTACGGTGAACTCGCACCACACCCGCCCGTTGCGGCGAATATCGAACCGCGTTACCGCATTGCTCTTGTAGTAGCAATTATACTCCTCCAAAGAGTTGTCGTTGTATAATTTGCGCAGTTCGGGTTTCAGCAGGGCGGTGAAAAGCGCATACCAGCGTTCCCAAAATTGAGCGATGTTATCGGCATAGATAAAGAGCTTTATCGCAACGTCTTTCGCCTTGTAGAAAACCGATTCTCCGTCATAGCTTACTCCGGGCCGATTGGTTACATCGACTTTCAGATTCTCGCGGACATTCGGGGCTTTCTGAATATTCCGATCCGTGCCGTCGAGGACATAGACCCCGAAGTGGGAAAAATCGACATCATCCATCTCGTACCCGTTCTGCTTGAAGCCCGCCGGTGCTGTTGCATAGGGAGCCTGATTCAGCAGCGTATTGTACTCGTTCAGGCTCTCGATGTCCGTCTCGTCGGTCGGATAGACGGGCGGGAAGTCATCGGCGAAATTCAGCGTGATTTTTCCGAGCTGGATTTTGGCGGACAATGCGGGATTGGTCAGAAGCCGCAGTTTGTAGGACTTGCCGAGTTCGGCGAAGTCGAAGATATGATACGATCCATCGGAAAGTACCTCGAATAAATCGCTCGCGCTCAAAATATCGGTAATGCAAAACGGAATCGAAAATGTTTTGCTATCAAGGAGGGGGGCGGATAGATCGACCTCTTCGCCGTCATATTCGGGCCATTCGGTGCTGCTCAATTTCTTGAATGACGGCATCTGTACGAGTGCCTTGTACCCGTACTGCTCGACAAATATGCCGTATTCGCTGAACGCATCCAGCCCGTCTATGAACAGCTTGCCCACCATAAGATTTTCGCGTTGTCCTGAACGATGTAATTCACCTCGGAATCCTTATCTTTTTCGACCTTGACGACCGCATACCCCGATGCGATGACGGAGGCATTCGCCCCGCACATTAGAAATAGCCGATTTCCGGCCGTTTGGCTGTATTTCAGTTCTGCGGTGGTGTCTCCTATCAAAAAGATTTTTCGGGCCTCTGAAAGCGAAATTTTGCCGCAGTCGATATACACGCCGAAACGCTCCGGATGATATTTCTTGAAACGACGAAAAGTGGCGAGGTTGGGGAAATTGTAGGTTGTCATAAATTCGACCCCTCGCGGGGAGAACATCATCCCGATCAGCTCCTCCAATGTCTCATTGCCCTTGAACATATCGCAGGCTCCGAGTTTCTCCGCCATTTCATATCGCCCGTTATTGGTGCATTGAGCTTGCGCGGCATCTTTGGCCGCTTTCCATTCACCCTGTATTTTCTTGATAAGTGCTTGCATTAGCTTCGGAGTTTTAATCCTTTCCGGTCGATCTCATCGACCATGTTTTTAACATCTTTGATACTTTTATCGACCTTGTCGAGCTTGTCGTTGGTCTCGGAGGTATTCTTCTCGATTCCGGTCAGTTTGTCGAGTACGGCATTGCCCGTGCGGTTCAGATCGTTCATGCCCTGTACGAGGGTATAGGTATGCCCCTGAATGGTCGTCAGGCGGGCATTTCTCTCGAAAGCACTATCTTGCGACTCTGATGTGATACCCTTACTCGTTCCCTCGCGCTCGGCATCTCCCGTAAAATAATTTTTGAGACTATCGGACAGACCTTGATAGATCGCGTTGAACTCTTCTCCGACCTGATTGAGTTCTCCGGCAAATCCATTCATCGAACCGATCACGGCGTCGATGCCTTTGAATGTGCCGTCATTTCCGAACCATTCTTTTTTGTATCTGTCGAAAATGCCTCCGATGCGTTCTTCCAAATATTTCTGTACGAGCATCCTTTGCAGGACATCGGCGACAATATCATTGACCTTTTTGCGCCATGCCTCCATCGCATCCTCTCCCTGCTTGGCCGCTTCGAAGAAAGCATCTCCGAGTTCCGAGGCAAGGTCGGCGGCGGTGTAGCCGATGATGTTTTCCAGCATCTCGTTGATGATGGTAGCCATCTCTTCGGCGATCTCCTGAATCTGTCGCTGCCACTCCTCGATCTTGCCATGGTCGGTTTTTTTCTTGCTCTGCTCCTCATTGATCTGTTTCTGAATGAGTATCTGCTGCTCGGCAAGATTTTCGAGCTGTTTCCGGCTTTCGTCGTATTTCTTCCCTCCGAGGGCTTTGTCGGCGGTGTAGGCTACCTTTGCATACGCATCGGCGATCTTCTCGACGGATTTCTCATATACCTCGCTGTCGTAGCGCATCCGGGCGAACATCCGCGTCCATGCGTTGCCGTACTGCTGCGATGTGAGGTGCAGGCGCAATACCTCCTGCGTCGTTTCGGCATAGATGTCTCTCAATTTCTTTACGGCATCCCCGACGTTATTCTGTAACCGGACGGCATCGGCATTGTCGAGTTCCCATTGCAGTTGGTCGATGCGGCGTTGTAGATTCTCGATCTCTTTTTGTTTCTCATCATCGTCGTTGAAGAGGTTGGCGATAGCCGTAGCGATCTGCAAAGCCGCCGAAATGACGGCGAGGATGACCGATGCTTTTTCTACGGTCGAGATCGACGTTGCTGCGGCCTGTGCTGTCGATTGCATGGCGGCTCCCGATGCCTCGGCTGTCGTCGCCATAGCTTCGGAAACACTCTTGCCTGTGTCTCCGATTGCGTCAATGACGGTCGCCGTAGCATCCAATACCGCGTCAATAGTATCGAGGGCTTTCCCGATGCCCATTGCAACATCATCCGAGAATACGGATGCGAGATTCTGTGCTTTGCCACCGACATCCGAAACGATACCTCCGACATTACGGAGCTGGGTCGCAAAACTTTTGTATGAGTTGGTGATGCTATTCCGGGCGTTCAATGCCTGCTGTTCGGCTTGCATTGAATGCGTAGTTGCGTCTGCAAGATTTTTCTTTGCCAGCGATAATCTTTCTTCGGATTTCGCATATTCTTCGCTTTCGGCCGATAGCTCTCCTCTGTTTATTTGTCCGCGGAGGGCCTGCTCTTCGGCAAGGGCGGCATTGTATTCCTGCTGTGCCGTTGTGAGAGCTTCTTGCGCCGTATGCCATTCTTGCAATGCGGTAGTGAACTCCGTTTTGGCGTCGCCGATGTCTTGGATTGACTTATGGAGCGCGACAAAAGGATTTCGGGAGGCGATTTCATTTTCCATTTTTGAAATAGCTTCCTGAATGTCTTTTATCTCAATAAATTTCATAGAGCCTTTATTGCTCTCGAAGTAGGCTTTGACCTTGTCGAGTGCATACTGCAACGATGAAATAGACTGTTCTCCTAAATTCCCGAAAACACCATCCCAGTTGATCGAATCTTTCAGATTCTCGAATTTCGCATCTTTAATCGCATTTTCCAGCTCTTTACGCAGGGACAATTTTGCTCCCTCGGTGGTTGCATCGGTTATTTTGCGATTATATTCTTCGGTCAGGGCAAGTACCTTTTCTTGGAAAGACCCGTACTGAATGAGGTAGTTGTTCATAGCCTCTGCTTTGGCATCGGCATCCTCTTTCAATGCTTTGGCAGTCGCTTTCTTTTGATTCTCTGCATTTTGCTGTCGAGCTTTATTTAATGCGTCGAATTGTTCGGTCGTCAATCCGTTTTCATTGACCGAAATTCCCGCCTCCTTATTTTCGCGTTTCCAATCCGTCTCCTGTTTGTCGAGTTTATTTTTCTGTGTAGTATATTCGAGGTCGATCATAGCGAGTTTTTTAGCCAAACCCTCTTTCATCGCCTCAATTTCGGCAGCTTTGGTTTCCTCCTCGATTTTAACGAGTTCTTCGCCGAGCTTCCGTGCTTTATCTGCCCGCCGTTCCGCTTCTTTTGCGTCTTTCTCGGCCTGTTTGTCCTGCTTTTGAGCATCCTTGTCCGAGGCGGGTTTTGTCGCATCATAAGCTTTTTTTGCCGCATCGAGAGCTTCTTTCAGTTCTTTCGCCTTACGTTCGTATTCTTCGTGCGTGAGCTGGTTGCCCGTTTCATTGAGAAAGTCGTTGTATTCTTTCAGTGCTTTTTCATAGGCCGATTTTGCCGCTGCACCCCATTCTGCACTCGAATCGGTCGGCAGATTCCGTTTGTTCTGCTCTGCGCGTAGCTTGTTGAGCTGATATTGCAGTTCATCGCGGGAGAATGAACCCGTTAAAGCGGCATTCCCCTGCGTGATTTTTCCGTATTTTGCCTCTTGGAACTGCATTTGGGCAAGCAGGGTTTCCCGCTGCTTGATCTGCTTTTCGATGGTTTCATTGCTAACCCCCGTCAGATTCTCGAAATAGGCATTTACGTCGTTTTTGCGTATCTGTTCCGAAAGAGCCTTGCGTTTGTTGTAAAGATTCTGTAATTCGGCTTCTTCGTCGCGCGAACGAGCGGATTTAAGGACATTTCGAGCACGATGCTGACCATAGCTATCTTGGTAGTATTGCGTCGCCCATTTCGTTTTTCCCTCCAACTCCTTTATTCTTGCCTCTATATCTTTCAGCTCTGTTTTCGGATTGGTGATGGATTCCTGCGCTTCAAGCTGGGCTATCTCCTCCTTGATTTGCTTGATATTTTTCAGCTTCTCATACTCGGTGTCGTATTTGGCGAAAATATCGGGGTATTTCATTTCGAGTTTGTTCAGGGCCTCCCTACGGGTGTCGGTAGCGACAGCCTCATTAGAGGCGATAGAACATAACTCCTCGATTTTACGCTTGTGTTCATCCTCTGCCTCGATGGTTTTCTGCTTTTGGGCTTGATACTCTTCTTCTGCTTCTTTCATCCGTTCGGTTTCGGTTTTCATGGAAAGAAGCGCCGCAGTAACACCAGCCAGCAGAGTAGCGATGAGGACATAGGGATTTGCAAGCATCGTTGCGTTGAGCAGCTTTTGAGCTTTCTCTACAACTACGAGCCATCCGTAGTGTATCGCTTCGGCTGCGGTCAATGTACCGACGCCCATTGCTTGCAAGCCTTGTGCGGCCGCGACAGCCATGCAAGCTGTTCGGTAAACGCCATAAGTTGCAACCAGCCCCATAAGGACGCGGCCGACCTGCTCATAGTTTTCGATGAGCGAAGAAACTACATCCAGCGAATCATTGATAACGCCCTCGGATTGGTTGCCAATTGTATTGAACATCGACGAGAGGGCATCTTGGATATTTGAAATTTGCCCTGTAATAGTCTTGGATTGCTCCTCCATGAGGTTGTAGAACATTCCGCCCTCGTTCGTGAGGTTCTGAATGACCTTTTGCACCTCCGGGAATCCGACTTTCCCCTCTTCGACTAATTCCCGAACCTTATTTTCTGCGACGCCGAGAATCTGCGCGAGTTCTCGAATCATGGGAATACCTCTGCCGGTAAACTGATTGAGGTCTTGCGTGTAGAGCCGCCCCTGCGTCATGGTCGTTCCATAGAGATATACGATGTCGCCGAGAGGCTGGGAAAGTCCTGCGGCGATGTTGCCGAGGCGGATCAGGTCGTCATTTATATTTTCGACATTTTCGCCGTATGCGAGAAGCCGTCGTGCTCCATCAGCAATACCTTGCAGGTCGAAAGGGGTTTTCGCTGCGGTATCTACGAGTTGATCCATCAACTGAACGGCTTTCTCTTCGCTTCCGAGCATGGTCTCGAATGCGACTTCGAGCTGTTGAAACTCGCCTCGGATATTGATGATTTGGCGGATAAGAGATTGAGCGGTAAAAGCCATGCCGATACTTGCGGCGGTTTTCGCCACATTCCCCAAAGTGCCATCCAAAACATTGCCTGCATTGGTAACATCTTCAAGGGTCGATTTTGCCGTAATGCCTGATCTGCTTACAGCTTTGCCGATACCGTCTATTTTAGCGCCGAGCTTGCCCTCCATCGTAGCGATTTTCGCTTCAATTTGAGAGATGCCGGTTTCCAATCCGCGTAAATCTACGGATGTGCCGAAACTCAATGCGCCGTCATCATTTTTCATATCCTTACAACCTCTTCGTCATCTGTAAAATCTGTGAAATTTTCAGGGTTATTCGCATCCTTGCTGTCATCATAAAGCGGTCTGCTGTTTTCGGCCATATCACCGGGCATCGGCATTGCTCGACTATACATGATGGCATTTACATAGCTGATCTCATATAAGGCGTATTTTTCTGTTACTCCGAGTGTTTTAGCTATTCCGAGGACGGTTGCCCAAATGCTGTCGTTCAGTCTTTTACCACTTCCTTGGTGGGTTTGAGGATATTTGCCTCTGACAGGGAAGTGGTAATGGCGAAAAAACTGCCTATCTCCATATCTTGAAGTCGTTGAACTACGACATTAAACAAGGTAGTCGGGCTGACGTTCTCCAATATGATTTTTGCGAGTTCTGCCTTTTTATCGACCTTGATTGTGGTCTCGGTCTTACGCCGGATCAGGCCGAACAAATAGCGTTTCTCCTGTACGATGGTGCGATATTCGATGAGGTTTTTCGCGCCGAGAATAAGTACGGCGGCAATATCGCCGATAGGTCGATAATATCGGGCATAATGCAATACCGAGGTTACGATCTCTTCGGCCGGAACCTTTTTTACAACGGGGAGAGTTGCTACGATCTCCGAGATGAGAATCAGGGTCGCAGTAGATGGAGGGGCTATTTCGTATGTAACCCCTTCGATGTCGATGTTGTCAATGCTTTTTTCAAGAATCGCCGATGCGACGCTATTTTCGATAGTATTCTGTTGTTCCATATCCCGATAAAATTGCGGAGGGTGGAGGATTCGAACCTCCGAAGCCTTACGGCTTGCCTCGTTAGCGGTGAGGTGCATTCAGTCACTCTGCCAACCCTCCTGTTTGCGGTTTCTCCTGCCAACCGCAAAGGGTGTCTCTCCACTCGTCAGCATCTTACGATGCTATTTAGGGTTTGGGGGCGGCCCAATCTTCGGCCTTGACCCGGAACTTCTTGTAAAGCTCCCCATCGGAGCAGGCGAGAATCTTGAATGTGAGATCGACATACGATCCCTCCTCCTCGGAGCTGCCCGGACGGAACGATACGTGTGTGCGCCGGGCCTTGATGCCGATAGCACCGATGTTCTTGGGCGTGAGCTTCACGGAGAAATCGTCCGATACGACGTTGGTTTTCACGGTCAGCTCGTTGCTGTCCTCCGAAACGACCGCTCCGGTAAACATCTTTTCCGTATCGAAACCCATCTCCTTGACGCGGGTTGTCAGGGTTACGACCGGCTCGCCCTCCTCCTCGGCGACCACGATTCCGCCTGTCGCCGTTGCGGTCAGGGTTTCGCCGTCCTCCGTGGCAAGCGTCGTCGATTTGTCGTTGATAGTACCGATGTCGGTCAGGGAGGCTGCCATAGCTTCGTCGTCGCCGGTTTTACCGACCTCGATCTTGCACTTCGACCACGACATGATGATCTTCTTTCCCATAGTTTTATTCTGTTATGCGGTTGAACTTAATTCTTGCGTAAATGAAGTGTTGCTCTATATCCTCGTTGCGCATCGTGGTCGGTGTCGCATCGGTCGAGAGCCAATACTCCGTACCTCCTGCGGTTTCTACGAATGAGAGAATCAACTCCTGCAATTCGCCGATACGTTTCCTATCCGGAACCATTCGTCCGTCGGTGTAGGGTATATCGGGGACATAGAGGTTGAAGATCACCACGCCCGTTTGTACTTGTTCATCAAGTCCTGCGAGGAACTTGACGATCAAATCCTCCGTTGTGGCGTCGGTCGGGCGCATTTCGGGTCGGTAAACCTTTCCTCTGATGGCCTTTCCGAGGTCGCTATTCTTGACGAAAGAATAGAAATCCCGCTCAATCTGCGTCTCCGTTTTTATCATCTCTCTATTCGATTAAATCGTTGAGTAGTTTCTTGGCAAGGGATTCGGCTTTCAACTCGGCTGATGTGAGTACATCCTTATGGTGGACTGCTTCGACGTATGCGGCGTATTTCATGCCTGCGCAGACGATCAGCACCACACCCCACGGAAATTTTGCTTGCAGTTTTTGGAGCAACGCTTCGGCAGCGGGCGGGCCTGCTTCTCCATGCCCGTTCTTGCCGTTGTATTGCTTCGAGGCTCCCGTCACGACGGGTTTCCCGTCCACAAGCACCACATAGCCTATTGATGACCTCAAATTGCCGGTAATATCGTTGTAGCTGCCACTCTCGCGGGCGATTCGTATGCACTCCTCCCCGATGAAAGAGAGTTGCTTCACGAGCAGGGCGACGATGTCTTTCATCTTGGCCTGCAATCCGGCTTTCAGCTTGCGCATATCCGTTTTGCTGACGATGACGCCCTTATATTTGCCGTGAGTAGTAACGACTTTCGCCATATCACACTACGATTTGAGTTCTGCCTACGGTGGTGAGAGGTTCCGCATTCATCACGCGGTATTCTCCGAGATTTTCGCCCATCCTTTCGAGTTTCACCCGATTGTAGGGGAAAGGGATGCACTCAACGAGGATCGTAAACGAAGCCTGCCGAAATTCGCCGTCTTCGTAACGCCCTTTGCGGTTATCGCTGTTGGTCTTGATCGAACAGGGCAAAGGATCGCTCCAATCGGAACGGGCCTCTATCGGTTCGCCCCATTCGTCGATACCTCCCTCGGTGAGTATCTCGTAGCGTAATGTGCCGTTGTACCTCATATCACCATAGATGCGTGCCGTCCTCGATCACGCGCATATAGTCGGAAAGAACCTCATCCGCATCGAGGCCATAATGTCCGCACCAAATCGAAAGGCTCTGTTTGAGGGCTTCTTCGCTCATTACGGAGGTCGATACGCCGTTTTCGGAGCGGCTGTTTTCGACATATCCGATGACAAGGCGGGCGGCAACCCGAAAGATCATAGGGTCTTTCGGGGTCGCCTCGGCCTTTGCGTCGATGCCCTCATTGAAGAGCGCAAATTCGATGGTCGCGTTATCAGGATAGAATGTGTTTGCTATCGCATTGCACAAACTCCTCGTTGCGGTAAGGTTATCCACGGCTACGACTGCGTTTTGAGGGTGTAGATGCCGTTCATTTCCGTAATCACGGGCAACGAGAGTGATTCGGCCTTGGTGAACTCAACGCCGTTGCTGCCCTGCGTTTCGCCCACGCCCCATTGCGAGACGCGGATACGCCCGTAGTTGGAGTACGCTACTCCGGCCTCCTGTTTCAGCTCGTTGTTCGCCCATGCGTTTTTGACGATGCCGAGCTTGCCGTCGGGAATGAAGACCATGTTCTTCTCGTTCCACGGCGTATAGGGGACGCGGAGCGTGCCTTTCTGAATGCGAACCTGACGGCGGATAGGCTCGAAAACAGGATAGCTGTTTTCTTGCATATAGGCGTTCAGGTCTTTCAGCTGCACGATCTTCGCAGATTTGTCGGTTCCCCAGATCATCTGCTTGATCTTCTTGCTGCGGCACATGTAGGAGATGCGCGACGGAGCGCAGAGGATTTTGCCGAATACGGTTTTGTCCTGTGCGGCGTCGATGATCCCCTGAATATCCTCGAAGCAGTCCACCGTGTCGATGTTGGCGTCTTTCCACTCGATGCGGGACGACGCGATGTTTTCGGAGGGCTGGTTGAAGTTGATCGTGCCGCGCACGCCACCTTCGGGGTTGATGTTGTCGTCGAGTTCGACGACGCCCTCGTTGGAAAGCGGACGCAGGAACAGGATGTCGAGCTTTGCGAGGACGGAGCTTACGACCGTCGTCGAGCTTCCCCACATCAGTTTGATGAGCTGCTCCGTCTTTGCCTTGTCGGGGAGCGACTTGCTGTCGAGGATTTGCAGAACCTTACGATAGTCCTGAATCGTCATCGGCAGCGTTACGGCATGATTGAGGATGCGCTCTTTCACGGTTTCCAACCCCTCCGTACCGAGGATAGCCTCTTTCGACTGATCGCCGATGGTCGGAGCAGCAACAGTGATGTTGTACTGACCGATGATCTCCTCGAAGTCGAGGCCGATAGTCGGGGTGTCCCAGTCGAGGAAACGCTCGAAGATTACGTTGTCGAAAAGCTGCTTGTGCAGTTTCGAGGCGGCATCGAAGCGAGCTTGTACGTGCTGCGTCAATGCGCCAAAGATTGAGCTATAAAGAATTTCGGGCATGATCGTTACTGTTTAATGAACAGAATGTTCGGGTTTGCTTTGAGGCATACCTTGCCGGGATTGATGAGCCAGTCTTCCAGCAAAGGGAAGTTCAGGCTCGGATAGAGGACTACCGCCTCGTATGCGGCATCAATCGTCGGGAGGCCCTTTCCGGTGAACTCCTTGGCCGCTCCGACAACCATGTTGGGTGTATAGCGAGGCGCGGCAGGGATGGGGTCGGAACCCGAACCTCCGCCTGTTTCGGCATATTCGGTTGCCTCTACGAGGATGTCGCCCTCGGCCGGCCCTGCGATGGCGGATGCGAACGTGATGACATCGTACCCGGCATTGGCCGTGTCGATGGACTTGATGATCGGGGATTTGTCGGTTACTCCGAGTTTCATTACTACGTCGCCTGCGACGAAGTAATGCCCTTTGGCGACGCGGGGCGCGGTGGTCGTGCCTCCTTTGAGAACCTTGGCGGTCTTGCAAACGGCGGCACTCATCGCCTCGAAATCGACATAGATAGGAGTTCCCCGATGCAACACCGTTCCGACGGGGAAGTTCTGCACCGGCTTGAAGCCGCCCGGCAGAATCTTGCACTCGCCGCGCCAAATTTCGGGCGTGTGGCCCGATAGCTGCGTTTTCTTGAAATCAATAGCCATTGTTGCAATCAATTTAAGGGGTGAATGATTCGGAGCTGTTACTTGTTGGGAAGACTTTCGGCCCAAGCCTTGGCGTCGGCTTCCATTGCCTCCTTGCTACTTCCTGTTTCATGCGCCTGCTCCTTGGGCATGAGGTTGTTGGTGACTAACTCCTGCTTGTAATCCGCCAGCTCCTTGTCGAGGTCTGCATCCTCTGCGAATGAGACTCGCTTCATCAGGTAGTCGGGGATTCCGAGCTTTTTAGCCTTTGCCGAGATTTCGGCCTGTCGCGTGGTCTTTGCCTTTTCCGCTTTGAGCGCGGCGTTCTCGGTTTCGAGATCGGTCAATTTCTTTTGGAAAGGCTTGAACCATTCGGGGGCCTCATCTTCATTTCCGCCCTCATCTTCGCCCTCGTCGTTGGATTGCGGTTTCTTTGATTGCGGTTTCGGACGTTGCGTCTTCCTCGTGATCTCCCCCTGCATTGCCTTTGCATAGGGCACGAGCGAATCCACTTTCGCGGCGATGTCTTCGTCCGAGGCATCGTCGGCAAGACCCTCCGCCCCGATCTCTACGAGGTCGTCGAGTGCCTTGTCAGTCAGTCCCATATCCTTGCATTTTTCGGATAAGAGCTTGCGAAATTTCTTTTTCATAGTCGAAAAAAAATTGTTAAAACGTATCGTTACGGACAAAGGTAATGAAAAATATCTATTAGGTATCTAAAATTTCGACAAAAATTATCTGCGTGGTTATGACATAGTTATCCGTAAATCCACGTTTTTGACTGATTTTGAGCGCACTTTTTCTGCGAAAAAAGTTGCTTACTATAATAGTTGGCTATATATTTGCATCATCAAACAGATACTTAATAAGTAATAAATAACGACCAAAATTTATAATAGGCTATGACACGAGAAGAGTTTACCGAAAGAGTTGGCTTGAATGTATCGGACGGAATTTTTGAGGTATGGAACGGGGTGTATATGTCCTCGGATAAGGACAAGGACGAGTTCTGCAAACCATTCGCCACCAAGAAAGGGCATCTCGATCTTTCCCGGTCAATGGTGATCGAAATCGCCGAATTGAAGAAAAAGATCAGAGTGCAAAAAGAGAGCTATGATCGGCAGGTAGAACTCGCAACGTCCTATCAGGATAAGTATTACGCGGAAAAGGCCAAGCACGATGAGTTTTACAAGAAATATGCGGAAGAGTGCGAAAAGCGATACGCTCTCGAAAGAAAGCTCGAACAGATAATGAACCTAATCAACGCATAATCATGGATAAAACGAGACAGGCCAAGGCGGAAAGTCTGCATGAATGGAAGTCCCAAATGGCGGACTTCCTCCTCGAAAGAGCGCAGAAATTCGGCGACATTACCCTCCATATCAAAGCGGCCGATTTGATTGGCATGAAAGAGGTGATCCGTCGGAAAATCATCAAGGGCCTGCCCTTGTGGGAGGTCGATAGGGTTTGGTTGAAAAATAATCTCAAATAATCGCAAGTATGGAAAAGATCAAAATCAAGCATGTAGGATTCGATTCATGGGATCGGGAGGTATTCCAAACGCAGAAAGGGACGTATGTCGTGGATATAAGTTTGGACTATTCGCATCAGAATATGAGGCTCTGCACGAAGAACAACAACGAGTTCGACGGGGAACCGGATACGGCCCTCAAAACCGACGCATTCGAGATCGTCGATGATTTCGAGGCCGAGCAATAATCGCAAACCTTAAAAATTCAACGCAACAATGGCAAATTCAATCAATGTAAACGGATGCTCCGTCTGCCAGCCGGGACGAGAGAACTACACGAGTTTCACGGCCAAAATCGGCCGGAAATCGGTCAAAAGATGGCAATACGACTACCGCACGGAGAGCGGCGAGCTTTTCTCCTACGTCGGGGCATCCCTCGATAGCTGCCGTGCAAAGCGGGATTTATGGCTCTCTCAAAAGCAGTAAGTCATGGCAGCGAAAAAGGCTACAAAGACCTACGAGGTTGAGGTTTCTATGACGTGGTCGCAGTCCTATACGGTCAAGGCCAAGACGGCGGCCGAAGCACGGCGCAAAGCATGGGAGAAATTCAAACGGCGCCCTCCGAAATCCTGCTTTACGCTCATGGAGGACAGAATCGACGAATAATAATCAACGCAACAGATATGGAAGAGAAAGATATTAAGACGGTCAAGACCACGCGGGGCGAACTCCGATACTATCGGGATTGGGGTAATTACGACGGGGGTGTTGTAATGCTGAACGCCCAAACTATCGACCGCTACAAGGCGATCAAGAATGAGCATCCCGACGCGGATAAATGTGGGGTTTTCTTCGCTTTTAGCAGAGAACAGTTCGCCGAGGGATACAAGCATTTGGTAGAACTCGGACACATCAAAGACGGCGATAAAATATGCCAAGATAAGGACACGGGAGCTTTCGGTACAAAGGACGGACTTGCGGCATTCTTCAAGTTCTACGATGATAGCCGGGCGGCTATCCCGAAAGAATGCGATCCGCAGGAGGTTTATTTCTACGAATACAATAACCACGAGTGCATGATCGCATGGGATGGTGATAAAGAAGCCTATGACCTTATCGTTGGGTATTGGGGTGAGGAAGTAGCAAAGACTATTGAACGATTATAAATTAAAATTCAACGCATTATGGAAACGACATTGAACAACAAATTTTTCGACTTCGAGAAAGCAAAGGTGCAGACCCTCTCCCTCGATCAACTGGCGCGAACCCACAAGGAGAACGACATCTACGGCAAGCCGCTACGGGGCATTTACCACTATGATTTGCTGAATCAGATTATCGGCATGTGCAACGCGCAGAATTATGATGTCGAGGTTTACGACCTCTTTGCAGCGCAGAATAAAGACCGCAATACTCCGGGTGTCGTCCTCTTGCCGCAGGTAGAGGCCCAATACGGAGAGCGGGCCGTCGAAGCGCATATCCTCCGTCGGGTATTCGCCAACATTCGCATCACGAATTTCGATGATGCAGATCATACGACCAATCTTGCCGTCGCATTTCATCAGAAAGGAATACAGGTCGGATTCGGCAATATGGTGATGATCTGCCACAACCAATGTATGCTCTGCGCGGATCAATATATCTCGACCTATTCGGAGAAAGGACAGGGACGGGGCAATGGCGTAACGATTCCCGAAATCCTCGACATCGTGAAGTCATGGATCGTCGATGCCCGCCGAATCGTCGTTACCGAGCGGGAGAAGATCGAGCGGATGAAGCAAATCCCTATCGACGCGCAGCAGATGTTTACGTTGATCGGGATGCTGACCGCCCTCCGCGTTAAATGCGATACTCATATCGCAGAAATCAGGGAGAACCGCACCTATCCGCTCAATCAGTCGCAAATCTCGCGGCTTACCGAGGATATGATGTATCGCTACTATCAGAACGGCAAGGTCACGGTATGGGATTTATACAACGGCGCAACGGAGTTGTATAAAGCCGATACGATGGATATTCCGGCCCTTTTGCCGCAGAACAGGGCGATGGTCGGGTTCTTGTCGGAGCAATTCGGAATTTAGCCATGTATCTCGATGCAACGTGCGAGGGTCTCCCGTCTTCAAAATGGGAGGCCCTTATGAAAGGTGCAAGGAGGGTCAGTTATAGGATGCTGGTATCGCGCGTCAAAAGCGAAATTCCGGAGTTGTATCGTGCGTTGGCTTTGAACCTATACAATCCGTGGGCGGATCAATGCAGGCAGACCGCTACGCATTTTATCCTCGTGCATTCGGCGATAGAGTATTTTATCCACAAATAGGGTGCAACGATGTTTGATGCGGGTATTGTCCTGAATATCGGTCTTATATATCGACGAGGTGCAATGGGTACAGCAACGACCCCTGCAACGACCCCTGCACAGAAGATAAGAATATATAGATATATTAAAAAGATAGAGGGGAAGTTTTTTCGATGCAAAATTATAGGATCAACCATCGGGCAAGACCTTCGTAAATTCATCCTTTGAAAAAGAAAAAAGTTCCGCGAAAAAAGAAAAATGAAAATGCCGCCAATTTTCGAATATCTGCGGTCGGGCCGATAGATTGGTCGATTCTTGCGCGAAAGCGTGGCAGAACGCCGGAAAAGCGGTAAATTTGCACAAGTATTGGATTATGGAAGCAAAGAAGATAGTGCATTTGCAGTTCAAGGAGCCGTACAACGGCGAAACCGACTTCTACTTCGGTTCCCTGAAAGCGATCTACGATACCGTTCCTATCGGGGCGGTCGGCATCACATACAAGTCCCTCACGAATGCGACGAGGGGCAGAAGCGAATACGAGAACAAGAAAGTCCTCATCCGCATCGGGCAAATCCAGCGCAAGACGAGAGGACGGTCATTAAAATCGGAGTGCGATGGATAGCAAGGTATATCGGCTGACCTATGTTGCGGATTCATACGATCTCATTACGCATCTGTATTTTGTCAATAGGGCGAAAGCGGAGGCTATGTATCGTGAAAAGCTGGAAAAGGTTTCATTTTACCGAAATGGCTATATCTACCTGCATTCGATGAAAGAGAACGCCGACGGGGTGCTGGATATAGACGAAGTGATAGATTCTAAAAATTTTTGATATGATAGGTGCGATAATTGGCGACATAGTAGGCTCTCGATTCGAGTTCAATAATGCGAAAGGCGGAAACTTTGCATTATTCACCAAACAATGCGATTTTACCGACGACACGATCTGCACGGTGGCGGTAGCCGATGCGATACTCAAAGGGGAGGACTACAAATCGAGTATTTTGCGTTGGTGTAGAAAATATCCTAATCCGATGGGGGCATACGGCGGTTCTTTTGCTCGTTGGATTACTTCTCCCGACCCCCAGCCGTATAACAGCTTCGGCAATGGCGCAGCGATGCGTGTAAGCCCTGTTGCGTGGGCTTTTCGCTCGGAGCGGGATGTTATTCGGCAGGCTATCGAAACCGCAAAAATTTCGCACGACCATACGGAGGGAATTATCGGAGCGATGGTAACGGCTCTTGTGATCTATTATCTAAAAAATCAATTTTGGGATAATACGATGGAGATATGCGAAAGCGTGATGTGTCAGTATTACGGCGAGGATTGGGAAAGCCATCTCCCGCCTTGCGGCAAATTCGACGAGACCTGTCAGGGATGCGTCCCGCTGGCCTTTCATATCGTCAAAGAGAGCCGATCTTTCGAGGATGCAATCCGCAAGGCCATTCTCTACGGCGGCGACAGCGATACGCTCGGAGCTATTGTCGGCTCACTTGCCGAGGCTTATTTCGTGGTTGATCCTGCAATGATTCAGACCGCGATGGGCTATTTGCCGGAAGATATGCAGAACGTCATTCGGAAATTTAATGCAATCTACCGATGAAAGAATCTGATTTATTGCAATATTGCCGCTATTATAAAGGCGAGCGGAAGAACCCATACGAGGGTAAGGAACAAAACAAGGCAATGCTTTGGATGTACGAGCGGGCATGGATTCACGATACTATGGCGGTCATCGCAAGAGGCGATGCGAATGTCTCTGAAAGTCGAAATCTCGATGAATATGTCGCGGTCGGATTATCGGATTTTGAGAATGCCGATGGAGTGCCGATTACTTTGAAATCGCTCCTTTTCAATCGGTATGCACAAGGCAATATGTCCTCGTTGGCAGATTGCGTCGAACCGTTCAAGAAATTTTATAAGCAGTATTACGGTTAAGGGAGCGCAATAAACGCTCCCTTTATCATTGCAACTGTCCGATCATCTGCAAATAGATCGTCTTTCCTTGTTTTTTGAGGACTTTGAATTGACAGCCTCGTTGCCCGATCCATTCCATTTCGGAGTTGATCTTTTCGACAGATTTTCCGTCCCATATCACGCCATCGTCATAATCGAATTTGTGATAATCCGTGTAGTGGGAAAAAGGCTCCGCATATACGCCTTTGGCCCCTTTGGGGACTACGATAACCAAGTTGTACGATTCGGAGAAACCTTTATGCCGATGCACGGCGGTAGATAGGAATCCTTTATCGACAAAAACATCGCCTTTTTTCAGGTTTCCGAGGTCGTATCCGAGAGAATCAATCGTGAAATTGCTTACGCCTCGTCTTACAACCGTATTTTGAGGCATGGCGAATTTTTCAATCGCTCTCGTCAATATCGGCAGATCGTGCTCGAACTCTTCGCGGGCACGCGCTCCATAATACGATATACCGCGCAGAGGCTCATTTAGATAGCTGTAAGTCTGCGTATATTTCGTCAATATGATCCGCTCCTCCTTTGTCAGCGTCGCCCAAATCCGTTCCGTGTATTGACGCAGCCGGTTATCTGCATCATCGACCATCTCTGATTCGTACAAGGCGAGAAGCCTATCTATTTCCTCCTTGCTGATACTCGGCAGGGTAGAGGCTTTCATCGTTGCGCCTTTCTTCGCATCGCGCCGAGCCTGTTCCGCCAATCGTTTTTGATATTCTGCGACGGCGAGTGAGGTTTTGGACTTGATAATCGACAATTCGGCATTGCTATTGACTGCCTGCTCTGCATCGGAGAGGAGTTTTGCAACATTGAGGCTCTTCGGATGTTCTGCCGACCATTGTTTAACGGCGTCGAGTTCTTCGGTTACCTGCTTGATCGCTATCTTGTAATTGACTGCATCCAATTTTTTGATGTACGCCTCCTGCGATACCTTCCATGTCGCATACTTCTGTTGAACACCTTTCATATTGCCGCCGAGGAAGTCATAAGCCTCGAAATGCAGCTTTTTCGCCTGCTGTTCGAGGGATAGACCCGACCAACCCTCGATCTTCGATTTGACGGCATCATATACCCCTTGCAGTTCTGCCATCGTGAATTGCTGATGCCACGAGTGAACATTGGGGATAATGTCGGCGAGAGCCTGCTCCGCTTTCTTGGCGGCGAGGATGGCCTGCGCGACTTTCTTGGTCTCGGTCTGCATGGCCGACAGATCGCCTGCGTCGATGTACTTTTGCAGGGTGGAGTAATCGACTTCGCCATAATCCCCGGCGACTTTGGCGATGTTGTTCGCCGCCGTCTTGATTTGCTGGTGCTTCTTCTGCCGTTCGGCCCACGCATTACGGATTGCCGCCTCCTGTTCGGGCGTTCGGGCCTCATGGCGTAATGCCGCCTTTTCTGCGATTGTAAGCTCTTTCGGTTTCGGATTGAGTATCTCATCAATCGCCGCAGAGTTATTGCGAATAAAGTAGGGTTCCGTGCCTCTACTGCGGGATGCAAGGATATTCTCCTTATTGTCTCGCACCCAATGCTTGAAATTTGCCGGATATTCGGTGATCTGCTTGCCTCGCGGGGTGTATTTCTCGCCTTTGAGGAATGCCGCCGTAACTTTCGCCATCTCCTCCTCGTCCATCAAAATAGGCGTTGCAAAGCAGAAACATTGGGCATGCCATCCGTCGAATACGAAATCCTTTGGGTAGTCGCCTTGAAGTTTATCGCAAATATCCGGTCGGGGGTGGTTCTTCGATAGCTGGATGCGCTGACCGAGGACGAAATCCATCTGCTGCCACCGCTCATTGTCGGCGCGGCGGTAGGCGATGTTT